CAACAGGATTGGTAACCGCGATGGCTTATTTCCGACTGGCATTAAAGCCCGGCATCGACAAGCAGAACACCGAATACGGTGCGGAAGGCGGGTGGACAAATTGTGATAATGTACGCTTTCGTTTTGGCTTGCCTGAAAAGATAGGCGGATGGGAGTATTTTAACACAAACCCTGCTTACCTTGTCGGTCAAACCAATGAAACTTTCTCTTGGAACAATCTTTCCGGCACGCCTTATTTAGCAGTTGGAACTAACCGCAAGGTCTACGTTTCCCTCGGTGGCTCATGGTCAGATATCACGCCCATAAGAGCTATTACTGCGGCGGGGGATGTTACTTTTGCGGCCGTTTCAGGTTCGCCTATTCTCACTGTTACGGATACCGCTCACAATGCTCTTCAGGGAGACTTTGTAACCTTTAGTGGCGCGGTAAGTCTTGGAGGCGTGATTACTGCGGACATATTAAATTCTGAATGGCAAATAACTGAAGTAACTAACTCCTCCACCTACACCATTACAGCCCCTGTAAGCGCTAACGGCTCTGACACAGGAAACGGAGGTTCTTCAGTAGTAGGCACGTACCAAATCAATGTGGGTTCCGACGTAAGTTATTTTGACTTTGGCTTTGGGATAGGTACTTGGGGGGCTGAAACGTGGGGAACTGCAAGGAGTCAAAGCACGGAGGTCACTCTGTTTTCTAGGGCGTGGAAATTCGATAACTTTGGGCAAGTGCTTATCCTTCAGCTCGTTGACGGGCGGATATTCAGTTGGAACCCTGATAATGGAGTAGATACAAGGGCTGCGCCAATAACTGGAGCACCAACGGCAAGCACTTTTGCTATTATCTCTAGCCCAGACCGCCATTTGATTTGTTTTGGCACGGAAACCACCGTAGGTGACCCAAGCACACAAGACCCGTTGTTTGTGCGTTTTTCAGACCAAGAAAACATTAACGAGTTTGCCGAGACGGTGACAAATACCGCAGGCGGACAACGCCTCTCGGACGGTAACAGGATTATGACCGCCGTGCGCTCACGCGGCCAGATACTTATTTTTACCGATACTTCTTTGCACGGCATGCAATATATTGGCCCTCCTTACACCTTTGGCTTCCAACAGCTTGCCAGTAACTGCGGGGCCTTGGGACCACATTGTGCTCTAGACGTTAATGGCCTAGCCCTATGGATGGGGCCTGAGGCCTTCTATGTGTTTGACGGCACGGTCAAGAAGATACCCTGCACCGTCCAAGACTACGTTTTTAAAGACATAAACCTTGTTCAGGGGCGCAAGGTTTTCGCCGGTTTAAACACGGATTACAACGAGATTACGTGGTTTTACTGCAGCTTAACGTCGGACTACATAGACCGCTGTGTAACCTATAATTATTTAGAAAATGTCTGGTCAATAGGCTCACTATCTCGAACTGCTTGGCAAGATGTAGGCACTTTCGAAAAGCCTATCGCGGCTGAGTATTTTGTAAATAGCACGCAAGAAACTATCGGCACTATATACGGCCTTACTGCAGCTCGCACTTTGGTCTACAACCAAGAATCAGGCGTCAATAAGGCCGACGGAACGGGCATAACCGCTTCCCTTGAGTCGGGTTATTTTGACATGGGCGAAGGCGATAACATGTTGCTGATGCGGAAGTTTATCCCTGACTTTAAGGATCAGCAGGGCGAACTTACGGTAAACCTTTTGCTTCGCCCCTACCCGCAGGCCTCGGCAAGCCCAAGCTCTCTGGACCCGTATCTCATAGCGCCGGGCACGCAAAAAGTGGACACGCGAGCACGTGGCCGGCAGATAGCGCTCAAGATAGATAGCTCCGGCGTAGATACTAACTGGCGCTACGGAACCCTTCGTGTTGATATACAACCGGATGGCCTGCGATGAGCAAGATACAGAACGTCCGACTCCCCAACGCAGCGTTGGGTGACTACAACCCGCAGCAGTTTGACCAGTTGGTCAGATCGCTCGAGCAGATCATCCTGCAGTTAAACAGTAGCTACACGCCAATTACTACTCAGCAGAAGAGTAATGCCCGCGCGTGGTTTGAGGGTACTTAGCCGTGGCAGATAAATATTTTCATCAGCGACTTATTCCTGCAGCGGCGACCGAGACAACGATATACACGGCCCCTGCTGCAAATACGGCAATTATAAAGTCCCTGCGGGTGACCAATGCCTCTGGCAACCAGTCGGATATTACGGTAAGCCAGTACGAGACATCGGGCGGTGCAGTAGGGTATTTGTACCATGAGCAAGCATTAGCGCACAGTGCAAGCGTTGACGTGTTCGCAGGTGTTCCGTGCATTTTAGAAGAGGGTAACGTCTTAAAGGTTACTTCAGACCAAGCCGACGTGACTTTTTACCTGTCCTATCTTGAAGTGGACAGGGACTGATAATTGCTTGATAATCAGCAGTAATTTCGCGTTTCAGGCGCGCGACCCTGTGTGGTCCTACTTAAAAAATTAAGGAAAAGATCATGGCAGAAGCAATGCAGGGAGCTGCGGCACCCTTACAGTCTCCCGAGCAAATGACACCAGAAAACCTTGCCGCATTCGAGCGGATGAGGCAGGAAATGCCTGCTTCAGAGTTTAATTCTGAAATATTAAGTTCAGCAGCAGAAGCGGACCCCATGGCCGTCGCTGAATTTAAGTCGGAACTACGAGACCTTAACCTTCCTCCCGAGCTTTTAGACTCCCTTAATCAAGTGGTTGATGCCATTCTGGAATCCCCAGAAAATTACGCAGCATTGCGCCAACAATTTTTAAGTGACGGTATTCCTGAAGATTTTCTCCCCCCTACCTTTGATCCTGAGTTCTTCGGCGCGTTAAATCTAGCCGTAGACGAAATACGCGAGACCTCTGGTAACCCCAGAATGGCCCCTCAAAACTTCAATAAAGGCGGTATTGCGTCTCTTCGCCCAATAGCTGCAGCTATTGCAGAGCAAGGCCGTGGTGGGGACACAATGCTTGCCCACATTACCCCGTCAGAGGCGCAGCTTTTAAAGAGTAGGGGCGGAGCAGGCACAATAAATTCCGTTACTGGACTCCCCGAGTTTGGTTTTTTTTCAAAAGCATGGAAAAAAATAAAAGGCGTCGTTAAAAAAGTCGGGAAAGCGGTTAAAAAGTTTGTTAAGAGTAAAGTAGGTAAAATAGTTACTACTTTGGCGCTTGCCTTTGTCCTCGGACCTGCAGCAGCGACTACACTAGGAGTAAGCTCTACAGTAGGCGTAGCGGCTGTTTCTGGTTTTGTAGGCAGCGCAGGCTCTACGTTGCTCGCCGGTGGTAACCTAAAGGACGCATTAAAAGCAGGCGCTATTGGCGGCCTAGTAGGCGGTGCCGGAGCGGGTGTATTTGGTGGCGCGGAAGCCTTCAAAGCAGGCAGTTATACAGGCCCTACAACAATTAGCGGCCAGTTAGCCAAGGCAAAAGAGAGTGTTTTTGGCGCTCCGCAGCAAGCTCCTGTTACTGAATCAGTAGACCTAGTAAGTAGTTCAAGCAGCGCTGCTCAAACCACCCCTATTGGCGACCCTTTCGCAGCAAACGCTACCGGAACGGGTGTTGTGGGCAGTACGCCAAGCACTGCCGGAACTGCCTCTATAGGTGATCCTTTTGCGGCAAACGCTACCGGAACGGGCGTTGTGGGCAGTACGCCAAGCACTGGTTTTACGCCTCTTACAGGCGCTGAAATTGAGGCAATGAACTTAGGTATAGGCAGCATTCCAACAAACGCCGCAACTACTGCCGCTAAGACAGCCGCCACAGAAACGCCGGGCCTCTTGCGTAGTGTCTACGACACCCTTGTCCCGAATGACGTAGGCATAGGCGAAGGCCTAAAAAACATCGCAACCAATCTTTCCCCTGCAGCGCGAAAAGCGGCAGGAGCAGAAGGCTTTATAGGCCAATATGGCCCTCTACTGGCGACTGGGGCAGGAATCATGGCTGCAACAGGCGGGTTTGATCCACAGCCTGCAACAGTACCTCCCGGTTTTGAAGGAATGGCGGCGGGGCAAAGCGGCGGCGCAAAATTACTTGCAGAGCAGCCTGAAAAATACGGTTTAGATTTTGGTGGTACTAGAACAAGCTATGCCTACAACCCCTACCAGTACATGTATGCGCCTCCGCCTCCGCCTCCGACATACGCTGCTCCGATGGCAGCGGCAAACGGCGGCCCGGCAGAATACCCACGCAAGAACGGCGCAATTAACGGGCCCGGCACAGGCACTTCAGACGACATACCTGCGATGTTGAGCGATGGTGAATTTGTGTTCACAGCCAAGGCAGTAAGAAACATGGGCGACGGATCACGGCGCAAAGGCGCTAAGCGTATGTACGCTTTAATGAAGAAACTCGAGGGAGGCCGCTCCAATGGCTGATGATATTACCTACACCGGCTCGATAGTTCGAGAGGCTCCCGAAATTGAGGCCTACAAACTGGGCCTTATTGAGCAAGCTAATAAACTTTACAATACGCCGATGATCTTGCCTGCCGTAGAAGCAGCAGGCCTGTCTCAGAGCCAAATTCAAGCAGCGGACCTTGCTAAGCAGGGAATTGGGGCGTATGAGCCCTATATTCAAGGAGCCTCTCAAGGCCTCACCCAAGGGATGGACCTGACCTCCCAAGGTGCTCGAGCAGCGGGTGCGATAAACGTCACCCCACAGTTCCAGTCGGCTCAAGACATCCTTGGTCAGGGCATCAATGTCACTGATCAATTGGGCGGTTACTCTGAACTGGCCGGAGCAGGCCTGCAAGACGTTGGTGCAGGCACGGGCCGCGTTGCAAGAGCAGGGGACCTTGCCGGAAGTTATTTACAGGGCGATATACGTCAATCTTTAGGTACTTTAAGAGCCGCAGAGCAGGCTGCGATGGCGGCAAAGCCCTCCGATTTCGGCGTTTCGGCTGAAATACTTGGAGGGGCAAGACAGATTGCCGGTGGAGCTGCTCAGAGCTATGATCCGGGTTCTTTTTACGGTTTTATGAACCCATACCAAGAGGCAGTTACACAAAATAGCCTTCAGGAAATGCGCCGGCAGGCGAGCATCGCGGAACAAGGGCAGGCGGCTCAAGCCATTGGGGCAGGGGCTTTTGGCGGGACTCGTGAGGGCGTTCAACGCGCCGAATTTGAGCGTGGTGTTCAGGACCTGATGGGTCAAAAGATTATGCAGGATTACGCCCAGAACTACGGGCAGGCGCAAAATGCGGCGATGAACGCATTTGAAGCGCAACAGGGCAGGCAGCTACAGGTCGGTGGATTTGAAGCAAACGCAGCAAACCAACTGGCTAACCTTCAGCAGGCGCAAGTCCAACAAGCATTGCAGCAAAGTGGGGCTTTGCAAGGAATTGGCGGACTATATGGCCAACAGGCGCTACAGCAGGCTCAGATCGGCCAATCAGGCGCCGGTTTAGTCGGCCAACTCGGGTCTCAGCAAGCTAATTTAGGCCTGTTACCTGCTCAGATAGCGGCCCAACAGGCAAACATTGCCGGTCAGCGCGCAGGCCTTTACGGGTCTCTTGGGCAAGGTATAGGTTCACTCGCAGCCCAACAGGCAGGTGTAGACATGCAGAAAGCAAGCACTTTAGGCTCCTTAGGCGGCCAAATGGGCTCCTTAAGCGGCCAAATGGGCGCGCTTGGACAGGCAACTCAGCAACTAGGTGCTTCAGACGTGAGTATGCTTAGTGATCTTGGTGCGATTGAGCAGCAAAATGCACAGGCTCAACTAGATGCGATGCGCGCGACAGAGATGCAAGAAACGATGGCTCCTTATCAGCAGTTGGGGTTTGTTTCTGACATTTTCCGTGGCGCTCCAACTACGCAAATGGCTTTGACCTCTGAAACAAGCCCTAGCGCAGGTCCTCTGCAAACTGCAGTTGGACTTGGGGTAGGTGCAGTATCAACGGCAGCCGGTGCAGCAAAAGCAGGATTATTCTAAGGTGGTGGGTGACATGAAAAACAAGATTCAAATGGTTGACGACGACCAAGTCGAAAACGTGGGTATCATGTCCGGCTTTATGGACGATCTTGAGGGTCTTCTCGAGGAGCTATCTGCCGAAGAAATGGAAGGAATGAAAGAGGGCGACGAGGCCGACATAGCTCGGACGATGGGACGCTCACCGGACTCTCCTGAGATTTTGATGAATAACCTACGCGGAGACATACGTTCGATTGACGCTAGACGCGAGGAACTATCCGATCTGGTTGGATTCCGCGAAGCAGAGGAAACGCCTGAGGGCGTCTTGGCGCTGTTGCAGCCTGTACTGGCTCAGCAACAGGCTGCGCCTCCTATGCCTATGCCTATGCCTCCTCAGGGAATGCCTCCTCAGGGAATGCCTCCTATGATGCCTCCTCAGGGAATGCCACCACAACAATTAGCTGCAGGTGGTCCTGTGGGCTACGCCGACGGCGGTTCTACTTTGTCTCAGGAGCAAGCAGATGCACAAGCCATAGCAGATGCACGGGCCCGAGCAGACGCGCAAGCTCAAGCCCAAGCCCAAGCCCAAGCCCAAGCCCGAGCAGAGGCACAGGCTTTGCAAGGCCTTCTTGGGAGGGAAGCTCAAGCGGCTGCGGAAGCCCGAGCCGCACAGACGCCCGAATATCAGCAAGCACAAGCCATAGCAGATGCACGAGCCCGAGCAGACGCGCAAGCCCAAGCTCAAGGTACGTCTATGCCTCCACAAGGCACTCCAGTTTACGACCCTGAGGCTATGCCTATTTCCCCTGATGACGCTGCGATACGTGACCTTTTGCTGCAGCAAGGCCAACAGGTTGCGCCACCAGTGGCGGGCCCTGCAACAGGAGGAATTGGTTCTCTTGCACCACCAGTGGCCCCTGTTGGTGGGATTAATGACGAAGGTATAATGAGAAGAAGGCACGAAGAGCAGCTTCGTAGGATGGAGGAAGAGCAGCGTCGTAGGATGGAGGAAGAGCAGCAGCGCCGTATGATGGAAGAGCGTCGGCCTATGCCTCCTTATGATCCGCGCATGCCTATGCCTCCTTATGATCCGCGCATGCCTATGCCTCCTTATGATCCGCGCACTGGGGGCGTAGGTAAACCTATTGATGACCTGCCCCAACTGCCCCCTACTGATATCGGGTATGACCCTAGACCTCCAATGATGCCTCCAATGATGCCTCCGATGATGCCTCCGATGGATGAGCCACCATTAAGATTGCCTGTAGGAACGCCCGTGGACCAACGGCCTATGTTTGCGCCTCAAAGAATGCCTGCATTCTCTCCACCTCCCGATTCGGGGGTGGGGGCATTGTTTGCCCCCACAAATGCGCCAAGGTTTATGGCTGACGGAGGAATGGTTCAACATTTTCAAGACGGTAGCGACGCGGCGGGCGTTACCCCTTCTGGAACTTACTCGCCTGAGATAATTGCCGAAGCCCTTAGGCGTATGCAAGGCTCCTCTGTGCCTACTATCCAAGAAGGAATAGATCGAAATCTGCCGATGTATCAAGAAATATTAGGTAGCGATCCGAAGGACACGCAGGCGCAGATGTTGTTTGACATAGGTCAGGCGGCTCTTGGCTTCGCCGGTAACGTAGGTCCTGACGGGCAACCTCTTCGCGGTTCTGCTGCGGCAAGACTGGCCGGGGCTACACGTGAACTGCCCGGCCGTATAGGTGCCCGCGCAGCTCAAATGGGGCAACAAGAACAAGGCATCAAACTGGCGGCCCTACAAGCCTCTCAGGCTGAACGAGCCGCTGCACTAAAAGCCCAAGGAGAGCGGTTTGTTACGCTGACTCCTGAAGAGATAGAGGCTGAAGGTCTAGACCCCGTTTATACGTGGCAGCGCAGTCCCCTAACAGGTGAACTCAAGACCCTTGGCTCACGGCCCAGAGTCCCTGACAACGTGATGGTGACCTCCGGAGAGACTTACGCTGAAGGCGTTGCAAGGTTAAGCGCGCAGGACGACGCTACTCTGGTCAAGAATGCTACTGGTGCAACAAACAACATTGCAAAATTAGACGAGACGATTAGGTTAATCAATAGTGGCGATGTAAATCTTGGAATTGGTTCTGAGATAGCCACCAACTTCGACAGGGTCAAAGCGCAGTTCTTGAATGACTCAGACGCACAAAGAAGAGTCTCTACTGACCAGTACTTAGATGCGTTGTTAGGATCAGACGTGTTTGGTGCCATAGGCAGCTTAGGGATTGGAGCAAGAGGCTTGGATACTCCTGCAGAAAGAGAGTTCTTGAGACAAGTCTTAACTGGCACACGAGCGCTTGACGCAGACGCCTTAACACGCATCACTGAACTGCGACGAGATCGGGAAATTAATATTCTTAAAGAGTATAACAACCGAGTTGAGTTAGGGGAGCTAGATGCCTTCTTTGATGCGTCTAATAAGGT